CCACACACAGTCCCCCCCTAAAGGGGGGGACAGTGTGTGGTGACACTAGCCCACTGCGTTTGACAGCGTGGAATGCTGTGGTAGCCTAGCCGCCATCGGCAGCGAGATAGGTGGACGCATGACCGCTAGCGTAGCGACTGCGAGCGAAGAAAAAAAATCTACCCCCAAAGAAAGGCCGCGCTCGCCAATCTCCGGGCACCCAGTCCCGAACGGGCGGCCGAAAGGCGTGCCGAACAAGCTCACGCAGTCCCTGCGCGCGGCCATCGAGTACGCGGCGCAACCAGGGCAATGCCACCCGCAGGGGCTGGCGGGCTGGCTCGTGGAGCGCGCACGCGGCTCGATCGGCGACCGGCAGATTTTCGCAGGGCTGGTCTCGAAGGTCATTCCGCTACAGGTCAATCAACAGGTCAGCGGCGGCATCGCGATCCAACTGGGCTGGCTCCAACAGCGTGGAATCGGCGCGGTAGCGACACAATCCGCAGAGCGAGTCGGCCAAGTGATTGAGCAGCAAGGCAGATCCGTCACCGCTAACTTGATTGCTAATCAGATTGACGATCGGACCATCATGCTGTCGCCCGTCCTGCCCGAGGCGGCCGCGTTCGAGCCTGCCCGCCAGGACGGCCAGGACGCGCCACAGGACGCGGACGAGGCGGCTGGCCACGCAGGTACCGGGCGCTAACGCAAGCCTGCCTGCGCGCTCGCAGCGGGCCGGCTGGCGACCCCCTACCCCCCTTCAACCCGGATAGGGGGGGTGGGTCAAGAATGTGGTCCCTACCTTCCCCTTTAGCATCCCCAAAAAAGGTTTTGCGCCAACCGCATGAACAACCATTACCAGCAGCACTTAAGCGAAGTCGAGTGCATTGAACTGTCGGAAGAGTTTGACTTTTGCCTAGGCAACGCGATCAAGTACATCTGGCGTGCGGGGCACAAGACTATGGATGTGCGGCCAGACCTGGAAAAGGCGGAATGGTACTTGCTGCGGGCGGATAGGTCCAAAAACCAGAGGCTACCGGCGCACAAGGTGGAGCGACTGTCAGCCTATCTTGTTTATGAGTTTGATGGCTGGCGGCGGACGGCGATCTACAGCGTATGTACGGGTGACGTACAAGAAGCGCTTGAGGTGATCCGGGAGTTGATGGAGTGAAGCTATATCTTGGAGACTGCCTTGATGTATTGCGCGGTTTGCCTGACGCGAGCGTAGACAGCGTGGTGACTGATCCGCCTTACGGTCTGTCGTTCATGGGGAAGAAGTGGGATTACGACGTTCCCAGCGAGGCGATCTGGCGCGAGTGCTTGCGCGTGCTGAAACCTGGCGGGCATTTGCTGGCCTTTGCCGGCACGCGGACGCAGCACCGCATGGCGGTACGGATTGAGGATGCGGGCTTTGAGATCCGGGACATGATCGCCTGGGTCTACGGGTCGGGGTTCCCGAAGTCGCTGGATGTGTCGAAGGCGATTGATAAGGCGGCGGGTGCAAGGCGCGAAGTCATTGGCGTTGACACCGCGAGGGCAGCGCGGCTCGTCAATCAAACCGGAAAATACGAAACCGACGGCGGGTGGAGTGCTGGAAATAGAAGCGCCGACATCACCGCTCCCGCCACCGAAGCCGCCCGCCAGTGGCAAGGCTGGGGCACCGCCCTCAAGCCTGCGCTGGAGCCGATCACGGTGGCGCGTAAACCATTGATCGGCACGGTGGCCAATAACGTGCTGGAGCACGGCACCGGGGCGCTGAATGTGGATGGGTGTCGGGTGGGAAATGAAGTGCGATATAACGCGCCAGCGGGGAACAAGGCGGGCGGAAATAGTTTGAACATGAGCGCGGTCGGGATGCCGCAGGACGCTAAAGGTTCAACCGCCTCCGGCCGCTGGCCCGCCAACCTGATACACGATGGCAGCGAGGAGGTGGTGGAATTGTTTCCGCAGACCGGCCCAAGCCCAAAACAATACGAAAAGACAAAAGCCGGATGGTTGGCGCCCGGTAGTCTGCACATAAAAAGTGAGCTTCAATCGCGCGAATACGGCGACTCCGGCAGCGCTGCCCGCTTCTTCTACTGCGCGAAGGCTAGTTGCGCTGATCGCAACGACGGCTGCGAAGGCATGCCGGAACGCATGCCGCACCCGCCATCGGGCGACGGCCGCGCTTGGGACATTGCCGGCAGCAAATCGACGCCGCGTGCAAACCACCACCCCACCGTCAAGCCCACCGACCTGATGCGCTACCTGTGCCGCTTGGTGACGCCGCCTAATGGAACAGTTCTTGACCCGTTTATGGGGAGCGGCAGCACGGGGAAAGCGGCTGCTTTAGAGGGTTTTGACTTTATTGGTATTGAACGCGAAGTGGAATACCTTAATATCGCGCGCGCAAGAATCGAGGCGGCAAAACAGGGATGAAGCTCCAGGATTACCAGCCTCGGGGCGTGTTCTTGCCCTTGCACAATCGCAGCAAGCGGTGGGCATGCGTGGTGGCGCACCGGCGGGCTGGCAAGACTGTGGCGATGTGCGCGGATCTGGTGATTGGGGCGCTGGAGACGGCGTTGCCGCGCCCGCAGTTTGCGTATCTGGCTCCGTTTCGGGATCAGGCGAAGCGGGTGGCGTGGAATTATCTGAAGGAACTGACGCGGGATTTCTGGATCAAGGAGCCGAACGAGTCTGAATTGCGGATTGACATGAAGAACGGGCACGGCGGCGAGAGCCGGATTTATGTGGCCGGGGCTGACAATCCGGATGCGTTGCGAGGGATGTATTTTGACGGCGTGGTGATGGACGAGGTGGGGCAGATGCGGCCTAGCGCCTGGTATAGCGTGCTGCGTCCTGCGTTGTCGGATCGGAAGGGCTGGGCGATTTGGGCGGGTACTCCGGCTGGAAAGAACTTCTTTTGGCAACTCCGGGAAGAGGCGCGGCTGAATCCGGAGACGCATATTTTGATGGAGTTGCCTGCGAGCCGGACGGGCATTTTGGACGCGGAGGAATTGCGGGACGCGAAGGCGCAGATGACCGAGGAGGCGTATGCGACCGAGTACGAGATCAGTTTTGATGCGGCGATTCCGGGGGCGTACTACGCGAAGATCGTTGGGGAGTTGTACGAAAAGGGGCAGATTGGCGACATGAGCCTTGACCCCACGCTGCCTGTGGATTATGCGGCTGACCTGGGGTACACGGACAGTTGCAGTTGGTGGGGCTGGCAGGCGACGGTTGATGGGTATCGGGTGGTGGACTTTTATGAGGCGGATGGACAGCCGATCCAGCACTACATTGATTGGCTGAAGGCGCGTCCGCACAAGGTGGGTGAGGTGTATTTGCCGCATGATGCGCGGGCAAAGAGCTTGCAGACGGGCAAATCGATCATTGAGCAGTTCCTGTCGGCGGGAATCCGGCCCAAGATGGCTCCGGAACTGTCCTTGCAGGACGGGATTGAGGCGGCGCGGGTAGTGCTGCCGCTGTGCTGGTTCGATGAGAAGGCGACGTATGACGGGGTTGACCACCTGCGCGGGTATATGCGGGAGTGGGACGAGAAAACGCAGACGTTTCGCAACCGGCCCAAGCATGACCAGCACTCTCATGCGGCGGATGCGTTCAGATACATGGCTCTTTCGGTGAGGAAGGTATTGCCGAAAGGGGTGGGCGGTGACAGAATTGCACGGCGGCAGGGTGTTTCGCAGGGGCTGAATTACGCCTTTTCGCTGGATGACATCTGGGATACCGGGCCGAAACAGACGACGAGGGTGGGTTGATGGAAACGTCCGCCAGGATTGAGAAATCGACCGATTTTGCGGCGACCCCGGCAGGAATGGCGCAGCGGTGGGGCACGGAGATTGCGGCGGCTGAGCAGGAGATTGAGCCGTTTCACCGCGATGCGCGAAAGATCATCAAGCGGTATCTTGACAGGCGTGATGCGTGGGAGGAGGACGAGAGCCGGGTAAACCTGTTCTGGTCTACGGTCAAGGTTTTGCTGTCGATGCTGTATGCGCGTCCTCCGAAAGCGGATGTGAGCCGTGCTTGGCAGGACGCGGAGGACGATCAGGCGCGTGTTGCTGGCACGATGCTG